CTAGTTCATTAAGCACCACATGCTATGGAATCTTTGCAGACGGGGATCACAATGGTACTGGTGATGGTATCGGAATATTTGCCAGAGGTTCGGCAGCTAGTGGTAATGCCTGGGCTGGTTATTTTTCTAGTGGTAATGTTAAAATAGAGAATGATTTGCATCATGGAACAGCCACTAGTGATAAAATAGGATTTTTTGGAACAACGCCTGTAGCACAGGTTGCGGCATATACACCTACGAACGTTTCAACAGATAGAAGCTTTGATTGTGACACAGTAGCCGTCGCAGAGCTTGCTGATGTGGTAGCTACTCTTATAGAAGATTTACAAAGTTATGGATTACTAGGTTAACAAAGTAAATTAACGAACAAAAACCTTGCATTTTTAAACTTTTATCAGTATATTAATACATTCAAAATATATTCAATTAATAAATTATAACTTAACCAGAGAACAAGCATGAAAAAAGAAGATTTACTTAACAAACTTAACAGTTTAAAAGAAGACAACACTAAAAGAGAAGCCCAGGTTGAAGAGTGGGCTAAACAACGTGCATTGATTTCAGATAATATCCAAAAAGCAAAAGAAGACCACGATTTCGTTAGAGGCCAAATTGCTACATTAGAAGAAATACTTTCTGTTGGTGAACAAGAAGCAAAAGCTAATGAACATAAAAGCTAAGCTGAGGAAGAATTATGAAATTTACAGCAAATAAAGCTGTGGTGGCTGTTCTTTTTGCGATTATAATAACTGGGAGTATTGTCTTTAATATAAAGATAAATAATCTCAAAAAGGAAAAGACAGAATTATATAATCAAATAGCTAATGAAGATATTATAGTACAAGTAGATTCTACTCTTTATAAAAGAGCAGCTTTACAGCTAGAGAAAATAACAACAGAGAACAAAGCATTAAAGAATCATCTAAAAAACAGCGATGCTACAATCAGAGCCAAAACAGATCTAATTGTTAAGTTATCTGATCAGATGAAAGACATTACTACTAGAGATAGTATTATCATTGATGAGCTGTCCAGAAGAGAGATAGGTGTTAGAACATTTTTTGTAGATAGAAATACATTTTCTATAGGTGGGTACTTTCAAAAACAGCCACCATGGGAACTAACATTCGATAATATCCAAGCTGATATAGGATTAAGAATACATCTTCTTGAGAATAAAAACAGTAGTTGGGAAACATTTGTTGAAACAGATGATCCGAATATTTTTGTATCTGAATTAAATACCGAAATAAAACCCTATCGTCCTAGATGGTATGAACAATTCCATTATGGCATAGGTGCTCATGTAGGCGGTGACGACCTAGCCAGTATTTATGGAGCCCTTGGTTATAGTAAATATTTTGTAACTGTTGGGTATTCCACTTATGGAGCGACTCTTGGAATTCTTTATATGAAGTAACCTAAAACATGTATATCTCAAATTATATAAATATACGACCATTATTTGAATTCCTTAAATTAAATAAACCAAAAAAACTAATGAATATAGATATAATAAATTACGTAAACGTATTGCCATGGCACACAAAGAGAAAATGGGGCAAGAGAAGTTTGTCATCCATTAATAAGGTAATCATTCATCAGTCTCTTTCTACAGGTAGTTTAGAGGGTGTAAACAATTATCATATTACACCGGGTACAGGTAACCATATCTCTCCATACGGAGCACCGCATATATGTTATCATTTTGCCATAAATAAAGAAGGCGAGATATATAAATGTAATCCGTTAAGTAGCGTTGTATGGCATTGCAGAAAGCAGAATACTTTTTCGATAGGGGTACTGATTCTAGGACATTTTTCTGGTCCTTCACATATTGGAAAAGAAGATCCTTCAGAAAGACAATTGGAAAGTCTCAAAGATTTACTAGATGGTATTATAGACAAAAATAATGCTATAGCTGGTAATAAAACAAGTGAGATCTTTTTGAGTAAGAATGATATTTTTGGTCATAACTCATTTGGAAAAGAAAATTGTCCTGGTAATCTGGTATCTGAGTTTATAGAAACGTATAAATAGGAGAATAAACGCTGATGAATACAGTATGTTCGATCCCACTTGATGTGGTAGATTATGTTATAAATGAACAAATAGATAAATTAGCAGGATATGTTGAAAAACTATCGAGTGCCGCTACAACTGCTTATGTTCCTAGCTATGAAGAGCAAGCAGATATGCAGGATAAAGAATTCGGAGTAATATTGTGGCATCCAAAATTAGGAAAATTTAATAAGTTTGCTATGAGTGAGCCCGGTATTACTGAAATAAATTTAACCTTATTATCCGAAAATATGGAAAAAATTCCTGATGAAATTATAAAAATAGCAGGGGTTAACTTATGTTGCGCCGCTAAAAAATTTAAAATAGGTATTCCAGAAAATCTGAAGAAATATGCATCTGACGAGTTCATGTATAATACTCTGGATATTAGAACAATTGACGAAGCAAGATTTGTAGTTAAAACTGCTAACACCCCAAAATCAAATAGGTTTGCACTGCCAAAAGATGAAAAATATCCAATTGATGATAAACTACAAATAATAAAAGCTGCCGCATACTTTAAAAAACACCATAATGATTTTGCACCGGTAACTAAATTAGAATTTGCTTTAAATACAGTTTCTGCAGCAAAAGAATCCGAGGTAGAACTGGTGGGTTCAGATGTAGAAAAATACGCGGGTTTAGATACTAAATCTTTTAATGCAGACTTCTCTGATCATTTAGCTATTAGGCAAAGCTATTTAAAGGACAACGAAGATGAATTTAAAGAATTGTATGCAGAACTCAAAAACAAAGCTGAAAGAATAGGTCCAAATAAGACAGCCAGTGTCCTGTATGAATTGGATAAAAAATCAGGATTGGCTGCAAATTATGGACACGGAATTGAGGATCCATTAATTACCACTTTCGCTATGAAAAAAATAGCTGGAAAGGATATAGATGGTGTATTTGTTTCAGCTGAAAGCTTAAAAAATATTCCAAGTTCCGAATTGACTCCGCTAGTTGGTAATGATGTCATCCCGGAGTTAAAAAGTGACGAAGGTTTGGAAGTCTTAGCAAGTTTACCGACGCCAATAAGAAAAGAAGTATTAGAATTATTGTAGGTGAAATAAATGGCAAGTATATCTGAGAATGCAAAATGGATGATATTTGGAATAGTCTTAGCAGCGTTACTTATTTTAGCAACAGCTATTGGACCTTCTATTGATGCCTTAGCTTTGACTGATTACAAATTAGAAGCTTGGGTGTTGATACTAATACTTATAGCTTTCTTAATTGTATATATAGTTAAGAAATCAAGCATAGTTGTTAATGTCCCAGAAAAAGCCATAAAAGTGTATGTAGATGTAGAACCTATGAAGTTAGCAGATTCGACTACAGTTTATGGACCGGTTCAGCATTTGGAACAAAAAGAAAAACCTGTAGTTGAAATACTATGTGGTGATAAAAATACACAAGCTTGGGCTCCTGTAGAAGTAGGGGAGATGAGTCTTGATGGTGAAAGAATTAAATAAGCAATCATAAAATAATGTGGAATATATAAAAGAGATTTTTAAAGATATACCAGGTTATGAAGGACTTTACCAAGTAAGTAACTATGGTAATGTAAGAAGTTTAAAAAAGAAAATATAATGTAAAAGTAATAACTACAGATTAACTAAAGAAAAATTATTAAAACCAAGGAAGGATAAAAAAGGCTATTTACAAGTCACTCTTTGTAAAAACAAAAAACAGAAAAATAAACTTATACATAGATTAGTTTTATTAACTTTTTGTGGATATTCAAATTTGCAATGCAACCATAAAGATGGAACAAAAGACAATAACGCTCTATGGAATTTAGAATATTGTACTTCTTCCGAAAACCAGAAACATGCTTTTTATTTAGGATTAAAAAGCAATAGGGGTGAAAATCATTTACAAAATAAATTAAAGGAGAAAGAGGTTTTAGAGATAAGAGATTTAATTAAACACAAAATATATAAACAAAAAAAAGTGTCTGGTATTTATAATGTAAGTAAATCTCTTACGTCCCAAGTTATAAATAGAAAACTTTGGGTCCACATTTAATAAATACTAAAATTAAGTAAAATATAATCAAGGGAAAACATATGAGCTACAAAGCACTTGATGCCGGAACAGGTAATTTCGTTGTTGTAGACGAAGATGGCATTAGACTTCAAAGAAATGCTTTTTTAACAATAGATAAAGAAGTTACTACTACAAAAAATTTAAAGAAAATGAATGTACCGTTTGTTGAGATCGATGGTAAAATATATATAGTTGGTCTAAAAGCATACGAATATTCGCAAGTTTTTGGTACGCAAGATCTTCGCAGGCCTATGCAAAGTGGGGTTCTGAATCCCACAGAACAAGCAGCATTACCGATATTAAGATTAATAGTCGGCGGGTTACTAAAGAAACCAGAGAAACGAGAAGATGGTACTAAAGAAAAAGTTGTATATTGTGTACCAGCTCGTCCAATAGATATAGAACGCGAAATAGATTACCACGAAGATGTTTTAGGACAAATTATTAATAGCTTTGATTATGAAAGTCGTTCTATTAATGAAGCAGTTGCTCTTGGACTCGCAGGGTTAGAGAACGATGATTTAACTGGGATAAGTATAAGTTTGGGAGCCGGTTTAGTTAATATAGCAATAATGTATAAAGGGATGAGTCCATTACAATTCAGTATCTCCAAGTCCGGAGATTGGATTGATAAAAATGTTAGTAGAGATTGTGGAATTCCAATTGCTAAAGCTCAATTCATAAAAGAAAGCGGGGATTACACTATCGACCCAGAATCAACTGTCGAACGCACTCGGGAACAAAACGCGATAAAGAGTTATTACGAATCATTAATTAGATACATCCTTGTTAACATAGCAACTCAATTTGAAAGTAGTGAAATGCCTAACTTTCCAAAGGCAGTCCCAATTGTTTTGGGAGGAGGAACTGCAATGGTAAAGGGATTTTTAGAATTGTTCAAATCTCAATTTACTCAAAAAGGGTTTCCGTTAAATATAAGCGAAATAAGATTGGTTAACGAACCTCTTACAGCTGTGGCCAGAGGATGTTATATTGAAGCTAAACTTGAAGATGAATAGATTATGACTATAGCTGATTTAATAAATTTTGACGAAAATCTCGAACCAGAGACAATTCGTCGTTTTTTTCCATTGTTGGAATCGTTAGATGTTCAACAAATTCAAGCCCTACGTGTTCTTAAATATACACGCGCTGCGTATGAAGATATGAATGTATTTGAGAATGTAGTTTCTGTTCTAAATGGAATTTCACCTACTGTTGATATTATGGAAGGATCAACCCCGGAGTTTATTTGGCGAAGTTTGAATATAATTTTCAAGTTACATCCTAACTTAGAGTTAGCATGGGAAATAGAATACTATATTAAATATATATTTAATGATAATGGTATCTATTTTTATCATCCCAAACTTCAGCTTGATAATCCTATATTAGACAGTGTGAAGGAACGTGCAGAGCATGGTCCATTTCCTTTAGAAGAAGATTACATCGGTATACAGGCATATCATTACTTACGTATTCAACGATACTTAACTCAAGAGGACTAGAACAGGATGCCAGTTTCTCCAATTACAGAATCTAACCTTACTCAAACTGAAAGTAGTAAGTTAGCTTATCCAGATCCATTTTTTGATTTAGCAAAGAATTATATTCCTAAGAATATAAAAACATTATTTAAATTTTGTAGAACTTTCTTTTATACTTCTGGATTTCTTAGAAACGTAGTAACTAAACTGACAGAGTACCCAATAACAGATATTTTATATGCTTCCACTACGGATCAAGCTACAAAAGAAAAATATGATACAGCTTTACATCGTAAACTTAAAATAAAAAGCTTCCTAATAGAAATCGGGTTAGATTTCTTTACTTACGGCAATTGTTTCATATCAACATATATAAAACCAACTAGATTTTTAAAATGTCCTAGTTGTAAAGAGTCATCATCGATTAAAGAAGTAAGTTACAAACTTGATAATCGCTATAAATTTAAAGGAACATGTCCAAAATGTAATTTAAATGGAGTATTGTTTACAGTTGATGACACCTTCACTAAAAGTATCGATAACTTTAAACTACTTAGATGGGCACCAGAAAGTATTGATATAGAATACAATCCATTATCTGGCACAAGCACATATCATTATAAAATCCCGGCTAAGATAAAAAGTTCGATAATAAAAGGCAATAAAACTATAATAAACGAGATACCTATGGTATTTCTAGAAGCACTGGCTCAAAAGAAGAGTATTACCCTTGATACCAATAATCTTTTTCACTTTAAACGTCCAACTCTTGCTGAGGATGACCAAGGATGGGGTAAACCGGTAATACTACCCGCGTTAAAAGATATATACTATTTACAAACATTGAAACGTGGTAATGAAGCAATAGCTAATGAACACGTCGTGCCTAAAAAATCTATTTTTCCGGCAAATACAACCACATTAGATCCATTTACTCAAATGAATCTTGGTAAATGGAAAGGACAAATAGAGGATCAAATAAAAAAATGGAAATATGATCCTAATCATATAGGAGTTTTCCCAATTCCTATTGGATACCAAGAACTTGGTGGCAACGCACGAGCATTGCTACTTACAGCTGAAATGAAATTTTTAGAAGAGACGATTATTAATTCTCTAGGAGTACCTGTTGAATTTGTTAAAGGTGGCACTACATGGACAGGGGGAAGTATTTCACTAAGAATTGTTGAAAATCATTTCTTAACTTATAGAGAGCTTTTAGAAGATTTCTTGAATTATTTCCTTATATATAAATTAACTACAGTATTAAAGTATCCGGAAACTCGTTTGAAATTTAAAAAGTTCAAAATGAGTGACGATATTCAACATAAAAATCTTGTCGTCAATTTAAACAATGCTGGTAAAATTTCGGATACAAAACTTTTAGATGAATTTGGATTTGACGCAGAAGCTGAAACAGCTGCATTAAAAGCAAGCAGAGCAAATCAGGTTGAAGATATGGCATCTCAGGCAGAGGCCGATGCGGAAGCTAGAGGCAGAGCCACTGTGACAATGGCCAAATACCAGGTACGTGCGCAAGCGATAGCGGCATCAGAACAATTATTAGTAGAAACAGAGCTGTTTCAAGAAGAATTAGCCAAAGAAAATGTCGGAATACCGTATTCACCTGCAGTAGTTATTGAAAAGTATGCAACTGAAATAATGGCTTTACCACCTGGAGGTCAAAATAAATACTTAGCTTCTATGTCTAAAAGTATGCCAACAACATACATGTTAGTTGTTAAAAGACTACAAAGTATGCAATTGGAACAAGCTCAACAACAAGTGTTATTACAGCAAATGTACGGTCCTGCAGAAAGCGTAAAGAAAAAGCAAGTAGAACAAGTGTCTGGTGAAGAAAAACCAGAAAAAAAGAAAGGACAAACCACTGGAGAAGCGTAATGGAAAAATATGGAACATATAATATATTTCAAAACACAGTCACTAACGAAATAAAAAGAATACCAATTGGCTCCAATGAAGAGGAGTTAGTTAAACTAGCTAATGATTCTGATTGGAAACAACTGGAAAAAGATCCGGAAGGCAATCTAAATGATAGATAATATCGATGGAAAACAATGTGTTGAGGTATTTCGTCTAACAGAACTTGACGAAAGAAACTCTTATGAGATTTTATTAAATAATCCTAATATAAAAGTAATTAGGGATAACTTTACTTATGATAAGAAAGGAAATCCGGTTATTACAGTTTGGTATATAAAAGAGTTTGAAGAGTCAGAGGAAGTTGCAGTATTAGATGACTTAAACGATTTTGGATTCGACATGTTGAAGGAACCTGAAGAACCTACTGGTCGACTTATTAAAGAAGGCAAAGAAGGCGGGTAGGAAGAAGCTTTTAAATAAACACCAATACTGCTAATAAAAACTTAGCAGTATTGGTAATCTACCTTTTATAAACTATTTGTTTCTAAGACCTTATCAAAAATTTCATTAAGTACTTCTACTTTATCATCCCATTTAAAGTTTTTTTGTATATTAGCTAAGCAATCTGCATTTATATCTTTCTCATTCGGAGATTCTTTCCACTTCTGATACTCCTTCTCTAAAGCTTCAGTCATTTTCCATACATCAACAACTGGGCGTAAGTGTCCGTTATCCAACGCTTGATTCATAACACAAACATTTGGAATCAAGTGCCCTGTTCTTCTAAGCATTTCTGGTATGGCGCTGTTAGCCGGAGCTATGCTTGGGGTACCAGCAGCAGCTGCTTCTAATAACGATAGTCCACAATTATGAACGGTAGCTTGGGCTGTGGTATATGATTCTCCGTCAGGAACTTCTAAATCGTATCCTGTTCCGTATGGTTCTATTTTAGATATTGATAATAAATTTAAATACACAAATTCATCAGTAAGCTCGTACTTGTGCATAAGGTGGCCTTTAGTTTTTAATGGTTTTCGATCTTCATAGTATTTTACAGAATAAATATACCCATCACCGAAACCTTTCGAGTTATCTTCTTTATTAACACTTGCAACTTTACCCAAAGTTAACCACACGTCTCTTACTAAGTAAGCTAAATATTGTGACACTGTTTTATATCTAGTATAATGCCTCTTATTACTTATATCACCGTCACCTGCAATAAGACCATTAAGTAGAGATTCCTTATTAGGAATATCTAATGATAAAAAATACAATGGGAATTTTTTTGTGTGTGCATTAGTTCCAAACATTTCTTTAAACATTCGCCCTAACATTGGTGCGGAGAGTATTATATATCCGGAGTTATCTTTATCAGACTTCTTGAATTCTGGTTTTTTGTAATTGTTATAAATATTGATGTACTTTTGGTATGTATCGATTACAAATTTATGTAAATCTGTTTCATCATTATGAAAAGAAAATCTTATCCCACTTGGACAAGTTGCTCCTTCAGCAATATATAAACCAAAAAATTTACATATGTCTTTATTAATTGGTATATATCTAGTTATTTTCTTTTTATCGGTTGACTTTTTTGAAATTAAGTATTTATCTTCTATTTCGTAGTCATAACTAGATACGTAATTACTTAAATCAAGTTTTTCAGGTGTAGGTAAATTATATTTCGGACGTCGCAGAGCTACTATATCTGTTAAGTTTAATTCATCAGCACGTTTATATGTGCCGTCTTGTAATAAAAGTGGGTGATCCTTTGAACAAATAAGGGGTTCTGTAAATTTACTTAACCTGATAGAAAACACTGGTTCTGTAAATTTGGTTTCTAGAGTTTTGTTTACGTTAGACCACTTACCTTTGTCGTTAATAACATAATCCCCCTTTGTTACTTCTTCTATAGGTTTGTATCCGTTTTTGGTTAAGATCTGTGTTCCTTTCAATAAGGCACCCTCACCTAGACTCGATGATATGTTTACATTAGCTATATTGTAAATATCATTTATTACTTTATCTGAAACTGCACCGGCGTAAATATTAGCAGCGTTGACGCCAATTATATTATTTACATCTTCATCTGTAAAGCTAGCATTTAATAGATGATTTTGGAGAACGTTTGTTCTGCCAGGCCCCATACTCATCTCAGAAGCCATCATATGTAGGTATAAGAACACATCGTCTCTATCATGTTTTACTACTTTTTTTATGTCTCTGGGAGAACATGGATTTACATCGCATGATGTTCTATCTAGTGGCATATGATTACCACACTTGCATACCTTATAACCTTTTGCGAACATAGAGAAAGCTCTAATTGATAATGGAATACATTTTCGTGGCTGAAATCTATTTATATTCACCACTACGAATTTACCTGCCCAACCAAAAGCTTCTTTTTGTTTTAATATAGTTTTGTATTCGATAGGATGATATACTTTCGGGTCGACTCCATGATAAAGTTTATAAATTTCTTTTTTATAATCCGGAAATCTATCGCGTATTACTTTAATGGCCCAATCACTGTAAGTGATAACAGCGTCAGCGACATTTAATACATTTCCCCAGGCTCTGGAAAACGGTTGACCATCTACTGGAAAATATACTACTATTTTATTTTTGGGATGTAACACATTTCTAATTTTATCTATTACATCAGAAATATGAAATATATCTTGAAAAAGGAACACAATGTCTGGTTGTTCTCTCCTAACGATTGGAATAAGTCTTTTCATCCCAAGCATATCATCTCTACTAACTGGGTACACAAAGTATTTCTCTGTATTATAGTGTTTTTCGCCATGATGATTTATAGCTAATACCTGTGTATCATATTTCTGATACATATCTTTTAGAAGATTTTCTGCTACATGACCAAATCCAGTATCTACCAAGAAATCGCACCAGGCAAGTAATTTTTTTCTTCTCATCTATAAGTTTGGTTAATAATAAGTATATCCCTTTAACTAATATACAAAATAAAATATTAAAAATCAAACTATTTTTTAAAAATTTTTAAGCTAAAAAAATGGGGTGGCTTAAGTATCCACCCCTAGTTCCCACCTACCTACCCTACCTTCCACGCTCAATTGCTCGAAAGAAGATAAAACAGATAGATAAAGTGAGAGAGGCGGAACCTCTCTCGTTAAGTTACAACTTGCACGAAAAATTACGGCAATATTCGGCCGTTTCCTCTTCAGGATCCTTAGTCCGGAGGACAGCGGTCGGTATGTTCCGGAATTCACCTAGGCGAATTCTTACCGGCGGTCTTCTCCCGGGTCTCCCGGGATATCGGGAGCTGGCGAATTTATTCTCAGGAGAGGATGCATGCGGCGAGGAGCGGGAGGCCACTCGCGTTACCGGACCATGGGCCGCCTTTTTACCGGCGCCACCAGTTTAGTCATCGATCGTTTAGCGGCGGATGATGCTGGAGACCTGGATGACCGGCCGGTCTAGCTGCAGCTGCTAGAGCTGCTGAGGTGACCGGCGGTGGGCGGTTGTTTCGAACGGGACCCGCGGTTTATCTGTGGTCGTTACTGGGGTCTGGAGTTAAGGCCTGGAGGGACTGGCGTCATGAGCTCGAGGGATACCCGGGCGCTGCCGACGTTAACCCTTAGGACGGCGAGGCCGTAGGAAGGGAGTGTTGTTCTCCCCGGCCGATCCGTCCGATGGTTAACGATTAACCTACAGAAACGAATCGCTTCTGCTTATATAATTTATAGTAATACATTATATAAAGGTCGCTGCAAATTGTGACTTACTTTACCTATCTAATTATTTCCAACATTTGTTACAATAACTACAACTCTGCTGTAGTTTCATTTTTCCTGAATCACATGGACAAGCTTCTGCTATTTTTTCAGCTTTTGCTTGCTCAACATGTTTCTTGCTTATATTAAAAAAAGCATTGAATTTGAAGCCACTTAACTTGGTGAACTCATCAGGCATGCCTGTGAAACAAGTTTTGACTTTATTATTTACTAAGTAATTATTATTGTAGTTTTTTAAATTAGTATTATCAAAACTTAAAAGGACCGATGTTAAGTTGTTTATATCTGCTACTTCTTTTATATATTCAATGCCTAAGTATGTTAAACTCTTGCTAATTACAAAAAATTTAAAATCTAATTTTTTTAAAAAAGTGTAGTGCTCAGGAATAAAATCCCCGCTCCCATAAACTCTAACTGGGAGCTTCTTTAGTCGTTTTAAAGCTTGACTCTTGCTAGTTTTCAGTTTCCGGTATTCATCGTTTAATTGGTTTGCGAAAGCTTTTCCATTTCTAGTTGCCATTACACTGTTTCGTTCTGTCTTGTTTCCGTACGCTGGATAGATTCTCAGCATATTTTCGACGTAACAATACTCGCATAGTGGGTGATAACGTTTACACGTTTCATCTCTACTAAAATCTATAGATAGTATTGTTTTTTGATTTCGTGTAAAGACTGTCAAAACAATTTAACGGTTAATTATCGTACTTTTTTCCAACCCCGGTCATATACTCTTTTCTACTTATTGGAGTAATATTTTTCATAGTGGAATTCTTCACTTTTTTTGATATATCTAAAGCTCCTAAAATCGTCGGGTCTGTAACAAAAAGTTTTCTTTCACTGCTTCTTTTCTTACCAGTTTCTAACAAGATTTTGTAATAAGGCATTTATTATTCCTCGTTGTCGCTAGGTTGTCTGTTTTCCTTTTTATATTCTTTTATCTTACTACTTGCCCAGAAGCTTATTATTTCTCCTGTAACAAATATAGCAACATATATAATATATTGACCTAGCTTTTTATCCATTTTAATCTTTACTCACATTATTGGTTAATATGGTGGTTAATTCATTTTTAAATCTGTTTCCTCTTTCCATATGAAGTGAGTATATCCACTCTGCAAACCCACGTAGTTTTTGATAATCATCTATTGTTATTATTTCATCATTAGCAATAATATTGTGTAATTTTGCTCTAAAATTTCTCCATTCCCATTTAGGGATTGAAAGTTTTTCATTTATAACAATGCCTGTCACCATCATACGCCTGTGTGGACGCATTATTTTTGTTTTCTTGTTCTTTATTTTTAGTTTGTATTTTTCTACTATTGATGTCACCTCATCTATAATTACCCCGATATCAAAATTTTTTAAGGGGTGACTAAATGATATATCATCCGCATCATTTTGTGTTAGCTACATATTTCTATATAGATCAGACTATATCTTCATCCTCATTTGAGGAGCTGGACGCTCTTGATGGTTATTAAGAAGACTACACTTCTCCATTAGTCGTTGCACGTTCTTTTAGTGTACTAAAAGCTTCGCTCAGGGTTACCGTACTATTTTATAGGTTAGGCTTTCTCTGAATTCATCCAGTTGCTACTACACGTTACCGTGTAGCGAGACTGCTTTTTTAAATTTATCATGTTTTCTTTTTAAACATTTGCATAGCTTGTCAAGATAAATTTAATTTTTTTTCAATCTAGTGTAGATGATATTATTTTTTGTAGCTAATACATGTAATTCTTCATCTAAAGGAATACAATATAAATTAGCTATTGCTGGGCTCGTTGGGGCGCCTTGAGGCAATCGATTTTTATAAGTTACCAAGTCGGTAAATATTTTAAACGAATTCCTTGCATCACCAAGAGTATACTCTGGACGTAATCTGATTAATTTTGCACTTAAACTAGCCATTAGTGTTATAACCATGTCGTAGCTTATACTCCCAAAGAAGTCTTGGAAGTCCATATTTAATAAAACTTTTGAGCCTAAATGCCTGTGTGCATTTTCACGAACATTGAGTCTTTTTACAAACCCAGTAGCTGATTCATGAAGTCTGAATCTATATAACATCTTAAGTAAAATGCTACGCTGGATTGTTTTTAATGGATCCAACGGTGCGTCTATCCATCTACTTTTGTGGTCTGACTTCTTTTTTGGATAAGAGTTATAGTAATTCCTTTTATTAGATATTATCTCATTTATTGTCGATGCATCAGTATCTAAAAATCTGTAAATTGTCATTTATTTTTTACCGTGTAAGTCACTAAAACCTCAGCTATACTTGAATTTCGAAGAAACATCGTTAGCCTGGGGCGGAGCCGTCGAGAATAGTTTAGTTATTAAAGCAATTTGCGAGAACGGGGCTTGCACCGTTAAGCAATTTGGTTTTATCACTAAAGTATTCTTGATTGCGATGACCCATCCTTTCCGAGAAATTCTTACTGTGGGATAGCGAGCTGACGGGATCATGAACTAGATCTTTATTTTAGGTTCAGGTTCGCGGCAGCTGGGTCCCTTATTGAGTTAGCATAGAGACGAATCGTCTCTGTGATTAATTGTGTCTATAGCTAAGGTTCAGTGACAGTTAATTATCAAAAAGTTTTAGTTGCTTTTTTTCTGCTTCTAACTTTTTAATCTTTGCTGATAATATTCCAGCTAAAATTAATAAACGAGCTTCCACTAGTTCTGCTAAGTTTACACCGTTATTGAATTGGTGAGGATAAATCAATGTTGATTCTTCATCAATATCTTTACATACTGGGAATACACTTAGTTTCAAAGAAGTTAATAATTGTAGTTCATTCCAATTTTTTTCAAAAGAAATGCTTTTTATTAATGGCATAACTTCCTTATCTTCTTTGTTGAAAATTTCTATTATTTCTTCAATAGCATGTGTTAGCTCATCTTTGTCGCTAGTCGTCGGTTTGTTTTTGTTCATCTGTTACCTCGTTTTTAGTTACCACTTTTTCCTCCAGTGCGTCAAGAAGTAGTTCGATGGCTTCTGTGACCATCCTTCTAATTCTTTTAAACATTGATTTTTCCATTGCTTTTTTACTGGTTTATTACTATATTGAAAAAGGGATACTAAATATATTCATAATTCTTATACCATAAAAATCTAGAAAAGAGGTTTGTAGATGGAAAGCAGACGTACAACTCAGCAACAGAATAAAAAGATCCAGGACGCTGTTACAGCTTCGATACAAAATGTATTTCCAATAGTATCAAAGGGAAGGCGTTTAGAAATATTAAACATAGATGTAAAAGACACACTTTCTGATACAGATTTTCCTAACCAGAAAGAAGTTAAATTGTCTAGAAAAACATGGGAGAATCCAGTTTACGCTGATGTACAAATAGTAGATGATGCTACAAATAAAGTTATATCTAGATCAAAGAAAGTTAAAATAGCGTCATTACCAAAGCTTACAAATAGATTTACCATGATTATTAACGGAAACGAGTATCAAACTATAAATCAGATTCGTAGAAAGCCGGGTATATACTCTATTATGGCCCAAAACGGTATGCTTATTTCTGAAGTTCATATCAAAGGGAAACCTTTTAAAATTCACCTCAAACCTCAAACTCAAAGATTTATATTTAAATTTAAAAATAGAGAATTCCGTCTATGGACATTATTAAATACGTTGGGTGTTCCGGATGCCACTATAGAAGATGCTTGGGGAAGATCTCTGTTGGATATAAATAAAAAAGGAGCATTAAATACTGAAGTGTCAGAAATGACTGCTGTTTATAAACTTATATACGGAAAAGAACCCAGTAATTATAAGAATGTTATAAATGGTATAAAAGACTTCTTTAAAAGCACTGAGATTGACCCACAAGTAAGTAAAGTTACACTTGGTGCTGAGTTTTCTAGTGTAACTCCTGAGGCGTTACTAAAAACGTCGAAGAAGTTAATTGGAATTCAGAAAGGGGAGATTAAATCAGATAGCAGAGATAGTCTCATATTTAAAAATATCCATTCGGTTGATGACCTTCTTATTGAGCATTTTGATCAAAACAAAGCTGTTTTAGCTAAAAAGATTCAAAGAAGTTTAGGGATACGAGACAACATTCGTGACATCATTCCGTCTAATACATTTTCTAAACCTATAAAACAGTTTTTTACAGTTGGTGACTTATCTTCTACTGCTCCTCAAACTAATCCAGTAACCATTGCTACAGATTGGCAAAAAACTTCTCCAATGGGTACTGGTGGTATTAGAAATGAAAATCAAATAACTTTCGAAACTAGAGATATTCAACCAACTCATTTAGGATTCCTTGACCCAACAGCTACTCCGGAGGGGCCAAGAGTTGGAGTTACTGTAGGACTTGCATCAGAAGTAACTAAAAAAGGAAATAATATTCTCACGCCAGTAATTGATAAAAACGGTAAACGTCATAATTTAAATCCAATAGAATTTTTTGAAAAAAAGATCGGCTTTCCTGATCAATTTAAAATAGTTGATGGTAAACCTAAGCCAATAACTAAATCTATAAAGGCTATGTATAGGGGTAAAACTATACAATTAACAGATAAAGAACTTGATTTCTACATCAGAAGCCCTAGATCTATGTTTAGTTACTCTACTAATCTTGTACCATTTCTTGCAAATACACAAGGTAACCGTGCCTCAACTGCTGCACGAATGATAACACAAGCTTTATCATTAGATAATCCGGAACCACCTTTAGTCCGGGTTACTAGAACAGCGGGAGATATCGGAGCCCCCACATATGAAGGAGAATTAGGAAGCTATCTGAATGAATGGGGGATTGGTTCTGACGGTAAAAAAAGAACCGGAGTGGTAACAAAGATAAGTGATGACTATATCCATATCAAAGATAGTGAGGGAAAAGTAGATAAATTTGGATTGTATCGTGATTTTCCACTAAACCAAGATGGTTACTTAAATGTAACCTCTATTAATGTAAAACCGGGCGACCGTGTTAATGATAAAACTGTATTAGTAGATACAAATTATACATCTAATAAAGGATTACTTTCTTTAGGGAAGAACTTGACAACGGCTTATATGTCATATAAAGGGTTAAACTGGGAAGATGGAACCATTATTTCAAATTCTGCCGCAAAAAAACTTAGTCATACCTCTATTCATAAAAAGAATATATTCTTTTCTCCGAAAGTAACTACATTTGATTTAAAAAAATTCAGAGCTTGGTACCCAGATGCTTTAACTACTGTCAATGCGGAGAAGCTAGATGAACGTGGATTGCCAAAAATTGGTAAAACATTTCTCCCTGGAGAAAATGTAGTTGCTTTTTTAATAGAAAAGGAAATGGATTCAAATGATGAAGCATTAAGACGTCTTGATAAAACATCTTTTCGTCCCTACAAAAAACACATCACCGAATGGGATGAAGAAGAACCGGGTATCGTAACAGATGTTAGAATTAGTGGGCGAAACATAGATGTGTATATTAAATCTATCCATCCATTCAAAGAGGGAGATAAACTTTGTGTAGACGAATTAACAGAAATTTTAACTAAAGATGGATGGAAATTTTTATTAGATATAAATATAAATGATCTGTTTTGTACATTAGATCCTAAAACGCATAATATTGAATACCAAGAAGCGTCACAAATAAATATTTATGATCATAATGAGAAATTATACCATATAGAAAATACATTAATTGACCAAATGGTAACTTTTGACCATAGGATGTATATAAAACAAAGACATAGTGATCAATATAAATTGATAAAAGCGAAAGATATACAAAATAAAAGAGTTAGGTATTTAAAAAATGGTCATTGGAAAGGAATGACGGGCATTGTTCCTGACGAATTTAAAAACAAAATGGATGATTTTGAATATGCGGCCTTATTAGGATGGTACTTGTCAGAAGGTAACACAAACAAAGGTAAAAAAGGCTATGTAACTACTATTCACCAATCAAAAAAAGTAAATTTTAAAAAATATAATGAGATAGCTAACTTAATACAACTTTGTGGGTTTACTCCTATTTACAGGCCAGATCGAATTTTATTTAATGGGAAAGCTATTCATTACTACCTAACACAGTTTGGGCATGCTCATGAAAAATATGTTCCAGGTGAAATTAAGAAAGCTTCTTCTGAAATCATAAAAACATTTTTAGATGCATATAGTAAAGGAGATGGTCATAAAACAAAGACAGGGCAGCATGTTATCACTACTAATAGTGTAAGAATGCGAGATGACCTTATGGAGCTTTGGTTAAAAGCTGGATATAGTGCTACTTATAAATTAAGAGTAAAAAAAGGTGATCTTGTCTGTGGAATAATAGCAAATCATGATATTTGGGATGTAAGGCAAATAAGAACAAAAAATTCTCCTCAAGTTAATCATGGACATATACATACACAACAAGGCCAAATAGAAGAAATAATATCTTACCAAGGAAAAGTTGGGTGCCCTACAACTTCTAACGGAGTTATATATATTCGTAGAAATGGAAAAACTTCATGGACGGGTAACTCAAATCGTTATGGCGGAAAAGGCATTGTAACAAAAATAATACCCAACGATGAAATGCCTCATCGCAAAGATGGGACTCCGATAGAGGTTATATTAAACGCTCATGGTGTCCCCGGCAGAATGAATATAGGCCAACTCTTGGAAACAGCAGCAGGTAAAGTAGCTGCCAAAGAAGGGAAGCCATACCATATAGCCAATTTTTCTAATTTTGGGAAAGATGCTAGTAAGGAATTATTGGATTACATGAAAAAAAAGGGCATATCCCCTAATGAAACCCTCACTGATGGCAAAAATGGAAAAGAAATAGAAACTCCTATATTCGTTGGTAATCAAAATTTTATAAAATTAAGACATGTAATTAATAAAAAATTAGGTGTTCATAACATCGGGCAATACGATATTGATAAAGCTCCCGTTGGTAAAGGTGCCCAATCAGTAGGTGTTTTAGATACTTATGCTTACTTGGCCCACGGAGCTAACTGCTTTAAAAACAGTACATTAATAGATACTTTGGAAGGGCCTATGACAATTGGAGCTATATATGAAGCAACCAAGGATATTTATGTAAAAAGTTGGAATGGTGAAAAAATAGTATTTAATAAAGTTATAAATAAATTTAAACGAAAAGCATATTTAAATGAGTTAACAAATATTAAATACAGAAATTATGTAGAAACAACTACTTTAGGTCATGAATTTTATCAACCTGATATGACCAAAAAAGAAATTGGTGATACAAACCTCGCTGTATTAGAAAATAGGGATGGTATTTCCGAAAAACAAAAACAAATCTTTATTGGTTCATTTTTAGGAGATGGTTATGTCCATCCTGGTGGGCATCTTCAAATTACCCATTGTGAGCAGCAAGAAGAATATTTAAAATACAAAGCTTGTATTTTAGAATCAAAAGTTAGTGACAAAACATTACGTAAAAATGGATATAAACCAAATTCATTTTATTATAAAACAATTTATCCTGTAACAGCTTTTGGTAAGTATGTTAGGTACATTGGGTACAATAAGAATAAAAAAGTTGTAAATAAAGAAATTTTGGATTTGCTAGATATAGAAGGATTAGCTATTTTATATGGAGATGATGGAACATTTTACACTAATTCAAAAAAATCAGCCAATACTGTACGTATATGTACATATGACTTTACTGAGAATGAAAATAAATTAATAGCAAACAAAATTCAAAAACTTACTGGGGCAAAATTTGATGTAAGATCGAAAGATAATAAATATTGGATGTTAAAATGTTCACGAAAAAAAGATTTAGTAAAGTTCTTTGAAGCTATTGCTTCACACATTCATTATAATATAGATTATAAACTTCCAGATGAATTCAAAAATAGATTTGATAAAGATGATAAGAATTCTATAATTAATTCCATAACTCCTGTCGCTGTAAAAAAATTCGATTATCATTTTCCACCCTCTGCATCTAACTCCAAATTTAAATGGGTTTATAATATAGAAGTAAAAGATACTCATAATTACTTTTTAACTTCAGGGTTTCTTGTTGGTAATTCCAATCTTAGAGAAATAGCTGAGATAAAAGGAAGACAGAATGAAGAATACTGGCGTAATCTCCAATTTGGTTTACCTTCTATCCCTACTAAAGAAAATTTTGCATTTGATAAGTTTTTGACTTATTTAAAAGGTATGGGAGTTAACACTCAAAAAAAAGGAAATCGATTGCGAATTTTTCCGTTAACGGATGCCAACACTATGATGTTATCGAATGGTGAATTGCCAGACCCGGGAGCTGTTCTAAAAGGCAAAAATCTTATTGGGAGAAAAGGAGGATTATACGATTCAACCATTACCGGTGGAGAATTAGGCACACAATACTCTCATGTAAACCTCGCTGTAAGGATTCCTAATCCTATGTATGAGAATGCTATACAAAAAGTTCTAGGTTTAACAGAGAACAAATATGTTGCTATCATCGATGGTAAAGAAGAATTAAATGGTATGACAGGTGTTACAGCTATTACTAATGCACTAAAAGATGTTAAAGTAACACCGATGTTACGTAGTATGGAGAAAGAATTAAAAATAGCTCCACCATCAAAAGTTAACAGATTAAATACGACCATAAAGTATCTTAGAACTTTAAAAGATTTAAAAATGAAGCCTGATCAAGCCTACACAATGAAAAAATTATTGGTAATACCTCCAATATTTAGACCAGTATACCCATTACCAAGCGGTGATTTAATGGTGAGCGATCTAACCAAACATTACAAGGACGTTGGAGCTATAAATACTAGATATAAAAAAGCTAGAAAAAATCTATCTGAGTCTGATGATGTTCGTGCCAGTTCTCATCTCTATGCATCTGTAAAAGCTTTGCAAGGTTTCACAGACCCAGTTGTCTACGGAGAAAGTAAATACAAAGGGTTTATGAAAGAAATGGAACACTTAAAAAAGGGTATCATATTTGGTAAAAATTGGAGCAAGCGTCAAGATATTTCTGCCAGATCTACAATCACAGTGGATCCGTCTCTGGGGGTAGATGAAGTTGGTATACCTACTGCAATGGCAAACAAGATGTTAAAACCATTTATTATCTCAGAATTAAAAACTTCTGGAATACCTGCTAGTAAAGCCTTAAAAGAATATGAAAACCAGACAGTGATGGCAAAAGGAGCACTACAAGAGGTTCTTAGAAAACGGCCAGTTATTTTAAACCGTGCGCCAGCATTACATAAACACAGTGTACAGGCATTAAATGCACAACTTACAGATGGAAAAAGTATAAAAATGAATCCACTGATTGCGAAAGGATACAATTTTGACTTGGACGGTGATACTATGGCTGTCCATGTTCCAATTGGTCCAGCAGCCGTTGAAGAAGCAAGACATATGCTTCCTAGCCAAATCTTGTTTAAGCATGGAGATGGTAAACTTGTTCCTATGTTGTCACATGAGTACATCTATGGACTTTACCTATTATCAAAAATAGATAAAAAAACAAGTAAAAGTTTTTCTTCAATAGAGGAGGCTAAGGAATCTGGAATACCGTGGACACATCAATTTGATCTTAATGGTAAAAAAATGACTATAGGGCAGTATATGATAAACGCAGAACTTCCAGAGGAGTTTCGTGATTATGAACTAGTCCTTGATGCAAAAACCGCAAGGAGAGTATTAACACGTATAGGTAAAGAAAAGCCTGGATTTTTTAAAGATGTTATTAACTCTTGGAAATCGCTTGGTAACCTGAAAGCTTACCAACAAGGTAATACTTTGTCTATAACTGATATGGCTATTGATAGGAGTTATAAACACGATCTGTTAAAGAAAAAATTACCAAGTATAGAAAAAATAAAAGATGAAGACAAAAAGATTGAGGCATATCAAAAATTGGTAGATGAAATTGAAAAAGCTCAAGGAACGCAAATAAAAAAAGAAAAAAATAATTTGTTAGGTATGATTACTTCAGGTTCATTTGGAAAGGTAGGAAATATTAGACAAGTTTTGTCATTACCGGGTCTTTTAACAGATATCGAAAATAAACCGATACCTATGTTATTTGATAAAAGTTACGCAGAGGGGTTAGATACTAGTTCTTATTTTAACCATTTAACGGGTGTTAGGAAAGGAACAGTTGATAGAAGTGTTAATACACAACATAGCGGCAATCTAAATAAAGTCTTGTTGTCTGTTAACAGACGTTTGATGATCACTAAAGAAGATTGTGGAACACAAAGGGGGAAAAGTGTTTCTATAGATGACAGAGATGCTATTGATAGGACATCGTTGATAACTGTTGCTGGTATAGTTAAACGTAATGACGTACTAACTGGAGAAGTAATTCTTAAGTTAAAAAAAGCCAAAGTTAAAGAAATAAAGGTCAGATCGCCACTTACTTGTGATGCTGTAGAAGGGATATGTTCGTTATGTTACGGGCTTACTCCTGACGGTAAATTGCCAGATGTTGGAACTAATATAGGAGTTTTAGACAGTTCCGCAGTAACTGAGGCAAGTACGCAGTTAGTTATGAACTCATTTCATTCTGGGGGCGCTGTTGGTAGCGGAGGAGAAGTAACTCAAGAATTTCCAAGACTAAAACAGTTATTCTTTGTTCCGGAAAAACTCGCCGGTAAAGCTACGCTAAGTAGCGTAAAAGGAACTGTAAAAACTTTAGAAAAAAACGAAACTGGAGGATACAACGTTCGTATTGAAGGTTATGGTAAAGAAAACGATAAAGATTTTGTTATAGGACCCGGTAGAACTCCTACTGTTTCCGTTGGTGATAAAGTTGAACCGGGTGATCGCCTTTCCGATGGAGTAATTAAGCCGCAGGAACTTTCTGCTTTTAAAGACCATCTTAGTGCGCAACGTTATCTTGTTGAAGAGGCTTCTGCTATTTACGGGCCAGGTTTTCATAAGAAAACTTTCGAAACTGCAATACGCGGTGTTTCAGATAATGCAGAGGTAATAGATGCTCCGAATGACTCAGGATTTATTCGTGGGGACAAAACTTCAATTTCTTCTTTAAAGAGTCTAAATAGGAAAAGACGAAAAGAAGGTCTTGGTGAAATCAAATTTATACCGTATTTTAAGAGTATAGATACGTTAAACACTGATGCTGAGGATTTCTTAACAAGATTAACCTCTTCGAGAGTTAAGGCTGGATTAACTACTGGCGCAGCTAAAGGATTGTATGCCAACATAAAAGGTAAAGATCCGATACCTGCCTACATTTATGGTGAAAACTTCGGTAAGAACACCGATTACAAAAAGGGGAATTTCTTTTAATATTACTAATGACAAAAGCTGAGAAAATATTTTACAAATACTCCGATCTCGGTGATTACTTCTCATACGGCAAAGACGTGTTTAGACATAAAGTTGATGTCTATAAAGCCGGTAGAGAACTTGATGTACCAAGATTACAATTACTTAAACATGATATTGATAAACTTTTACCAAAAAGCTTCAAAGCTTACGCGAAGTGGTTTTATGGACAAGGAGGTGTAAAAGGAACGAAAGATCCTAAGTTAAGAAAGGAATGGAGAGCAGCTGTGCAGAAACATTACGAACGTAATCCACATCATGCTGCCAAAATTGGTAAAAGCAAAACCATCAACGTTGAATTAGAATCACTTGCCGATTGGTTTTCTGCAAGTGCCAGAGCCGGAGGGTATAAAAAAAATTTTCCAGCTTTTCGTGAATGGGTGTTACCTAGGTTAGACAGCTTCACAATTAGCCAAGAAGCTAAGCAAATAGTTAAGGAAATGTTATTATGAGAGACTCACTTATTAAAGGAACAGCCTAGTGCCACTCTTTGTTAAAATAGACACACCTACTGTTATTTTCCGTTCACATGAATTCAATGCTGAATACGTAGATGGGAGAATTGATCTAATATCTGATAACACTCCTTGTTATCTCGTACAGCATTCACCCAATAAGAAATTTGGCTATGACATTCTTATAGTAAGCGGCATCTCAGCAGAGAAAGGTTGGGAAGAATTAAAAGTATTTCCACGCTTTGATGAAAAAGATCCTGCTAAGGACTTTTATGAATTAGTACTAGCCAGTAGATGGTCTGAATATAAAGCTAAAGAAAATTTTACTGAGGTAAAACATGAGAAAGCAAAACGTGTAATTTCTACTGTTGTACCACCAAAATCAAAAAAGGTTCAAAATATAACTACACCTAAGCCTGATAAGTATTATATTCCAGGACCTGAAGACGATAAAGAAAAACCTAAAGAAAAAGTTAAAGAAAAAGTTAAAGTAGTTCCAGAAATACCATCCAAAAAAAGTACCCCTATTAGCGATGGTCCTAAACTTGTAAGGGATAGTGAAGTCCCTGTGTATACTTTTGATTCGAGACGAAATGCTAGATAAAAACTTAATCTAAAAAAAAGACGCGGTTAAGCGTCTTCTTTCTTTACTAATTGTCTATAACCTATTTTTGATGAGTTCTCTTTTTAAAGTTTATAATTGTTATTCCAGTTAAAGCTTTATTATCCGGATTCACGCGAATCAATACACCATTCCCTGCCTCTATACACGTGCTTGGTGTTGGATTTGGGAAAGAGAGATAAAGTACATCCGCCCCTCCGTCATAATTCATAGTTACTACGGGGTTTCTAGCATGTTCAATAACTTGCTCCAGCTGATCCGATATTTGCTTATTCTTTTTTAATAACTTTTCTATTTTTTTAGGCCACTTAAACATGTGCCCTCATTGTGTTATAATTGTAGATACTAATTCAGTTACGCGCTCCGTGGATGTATTTGGTGGAGTTTCTTTTGGAGATTTTCTACTGCCCCAACATGAAAGAAATCCGTCGGGGTGATGGAACCAATCTGGGAAATGTGGTTTAAGTAGTGTGCCGACGTTAACCCAATGATCCGGAGATCTCATTACTCCCATAGTGTTGCCCTCTTCATAAACTATAAATTTTGCTCCTTTGCTAAAAAGTAAGGAACATAGTTGTGGTTTAGTCTTTCCTCTTATTACTGCAACTTCCGGATAAGGCCATTCAACGCGCCTTACTTGTTTTTTCGCTATTTGCAATGACTCATAGCTTTGATAAATACCTACTATGATGATATGCCAAAAAGCTAATAGCTCTTTATCATTATCGGCGGTTTCTTTTAGAGCATGAAAAACTGTAAGCATAGTTGGAACTTCTTTTCCAGTTTTTTTATCTATTGGGTAAAGGCTAGTCCACTGTCCAGTTTTATCATAAGAATTAATAAATTTCGACAATGGTTTAAAAGCTTCTTTTAAATCACCTTCTGGTAATCCGCGATGTATTTCGGTAAACGCTGACGAATTAATTCCTTTTATGCCAAGTGAAATATCAACAGCAATGTCCTTTTCTTGTAGCGGACCTTCCCAATCAGCAGGTACAAACTCGACATTTTCAATATTGGTATTTAGGTGCATCATAAGTAATGCGACTGTGCTGGCTGCATCTATATCAAGTGATACATGGGTATATATTTTCATCATTTCTCCAATTTCAGAATTTCTGTAGAAAATCTTTTAACAAAAGCTTTCCTTATTTTATCTCTGTCTAATAGTAATAAGTCAGTTTCCCATAAAACTTCTTTTAGGATACTATCAACTTTAGCTAATAATCCGGTTTGCGAAGCTAAGATCATTTCCTTAGCCTTCTCTTGTTCATCCCCGCTTACGCTATTTAATATTAATTCTGCTATGTTCACAATTATTTGCCTTTCTTGGCTGGTCTCTGCATACAAATCGTTGAAGGCTTTTTACTGTTAGGATCTAAAATTTTCGGCTCGTGTACAAATGCAAATTTCCAACCTTCTCGCCCTAACTTTGTTAAACCTTCTAACTTGAAATTTTTGTCGATCTTTATGTATTTCCAATCCCAGGAGCATCTCTCTAATTCGTTATTTAATACTTCCTGGACAGTTTTTCCATTTTTAAGAATAACTGTTTCAGTTTTTACAACAGGTTCTTTCGTTTTATTAACTTTTTCCGATGTTTTAATAGCAGGTTTCTTTCTAACCGGTGATTTTAAATCAGATACAGTTTTCCCCTCTAATTTTTGTGTATAGGTCATACCTGCTTTTTTCTCGTCTACTGTCATACCAATAGAAATCTCATCCCGGGTTCTGCGTCCAGGACGAGCTATTTTCTTACACTTAGCTTTTTTTGTTTTGCTCATTTTAGTACCTTATCAATAATTTCATGATCTAAACATTCCTCCACTGATAAGTAAAAATTAACTTTTGTTTTCTTTTTCCAGTAAATTGGTGTTTTGTTAGAGTAATTACCGAGAATGGTAAATAATCTATTCTGTACTTTCTCGAGATGCTTTGATTCCGTAATAATGTCTTTCGAATTTCCCATTAATAATGTACGTACTTCATGGATCATTACAACGCTATTAGGCGTTAATATTCTATTTCCGGTGCCGGCTATTAGTATAAACGCAGCCGCTGACATGACTGCGCCACGACCGAGTACATTTATTTTCATCTTAGCACCAGCCATTACATCCATTACTGCCAGTGCGCCATACAGATCGCCACCAAATGAATTAATTTCTATCGTTATCGGTGAATTATAGTCTCCTGTTACCCTGGAGATTAACTCTATTCTTTGTTTGATAAACGATGCTGTAAATAGTTCAACCTCGTCTTCTAAGTAAATAATTCTGTTTGTAATATCTATATCATAGTCTACACCTTTTAATAAAGCATCAATCTGTTCCTTCTCATCCAAATCTTTATATAAATTATCCATTATTTACCTTTTTGGTTTTAGTTCTAACAATTTCTATATTGGCAGCTTTAGGTCCTCTATCGGTGTATTTATATTCGTAGTTGACTGTCTGTCCTTTTATTAATTTCTTGTATCCATCCATTTTGATGTCATTGAAGTGAACCATAATATCATTCGGAATCCCTTCGCTGGTAATAAAACCGTATCCAGCTTTTGGAGAAAACCACTTAACAACTCCTTGTGGCATATGTCACCTCTTTAATTATTATCTGATGAACTTATTATCCCCAATTTTGTACCTTTTGGTGCGCCATTTCCACCAGAATCAGGCCTATCTTCAGTTTTAACTTTTGGCGGCGGATCATCTTGTGATTCAACTTTGTCTTTGGGTACTACACCGGCTCTTTCTTCTTCTGTACTTTCTATTGAAAGTAGCTCACCGCATTTGCTACAAACGAATATTTGTTCCGGGGCTACCATTGCCTGTCCGGTCGGTGAGATAATCGCCGATATAAACTTGAATGCAAAAGCTGCATTATATACACTAGATCCACATGTACATGTGATATCTCTAGCATTTTTTAAAACACTAGGGTCTATTTGTGGCATTTGTTGATTCATTTGTTGATTCATAATTTAATCCCTAAGCTATTTTTATTTTAAATTGTACATCTGTATTACAATTAGTACAATAATACAGATTATTAATTAATTGTAGACCGTTATTACATTCTGGGCATTTGTATTTATTCTTCCTTACCCAAAATGGTATCTCTTTTAGAATTTTCTTTGGAGCCATCACCCCAAACTTATTTTCCCTGTTATTCCAGTCATGGTATAATTCTGTGGCAGTTTTTTCTATTTCCAGTTTAAACGACTTTGGTGGTTCTTCACCACTAGGCCAGCCAACTCTGATATAGTCAAACCCGCCGTCAATCCATACTTTCCCGCACGAACACGGGTGGTGATCGTGTCTCGCTCTGCTAAAAATTACATCACGACATGACTTGCACTTTATAGCTGTTACTGTAGTCATAACGTTTCCTTTTATTTTATAGTTGTGTCATACATCCCTGTAATAATTACAGATGGCTTCTTATAATCATAGATTACCTCTGATGCTATGTTAGACCATTCTGTGATTGGTTGTTTATTAGAATCCAATCCACGCACAGCATAGTAATATTCGCCAGGTGTTAAACAGCGGCGGTATTCTTTGAAATGTGCGTGGCCATGATGATTTGCCCAATTGCCGCATCCAGCATCTCGCAATTTAAAAATTGGCTTAAAGTTATCGATAGAATCTTTTGAGCATACTATTTCGAAATAGTCTGGTTTTACATCAGCGGGGACTTCCCATTCTAAACGCATTCCATACCCATACTTGAAGGTATCTTCACCAGGCAAGTATATATTGAAAAGTTTCTCGGCAGGTTTTTTTAGAAAAATTAAATTACTTCCTGCTTCATCATGAATTACGCACGGTACATCTGGTACATCGTCTGTCATCAGGAAGTTATCAAAATAAGCGTATTCATTTTTGACGGGCTTGTATTCATTAGAGTTTCCACCAAAGAACGTAGAGAAATACATTTTATTTACTAACAGTTCGCTTTTAAAGCAATTTCTGCTCCTGAATTCGAACCCATGTACGTTTAAAACTAGTCTACCATTAAACCATGCCTGTGTAAATCCGTTTTTACATCCTGGGTCGTTGACATGAGTTCTGATGGTTACATGATGCCATTCTCCTGGAGTGATCCTTACTAGTTTATCACTATCGACGGAATGTCCGCCACTTTGTATCCAATACGGTTCTGGCTCATAAGCCCAATAAAAACTCTCTCCATATTTTCCAGGTTGGTCTTTATGATAAACATAAGTATTGATTTTATTATCGGGTCCCCAGTGAGCACGTGTACTCCATCCGTCATTACCGTTTGGTTTCCTACCACCGGTATTTGCAGTTCCACCGGTGAGGCCATGAATTTTTCCACCAGCGCGAAACACAAACCTATCACTGAACTTAACCCAGTAAGATAAATATCGATCTTGACCTTTTTGGAAATCTGAGCAAAACCAGCTTGCACCTGAGTCTTTTGGACGTATTTTCCCTTTCGGGTATTTAACTATTAGAACTCTTTTGTGAAGGTTTTCTTCACTTGCCTTTGTTATTTTAGTTCTATTCCACGGCCACCACGTTCCCCATGATAACCATGTCTTAAAGTCTTTTTTAACATCACAGCCAGAGTAAGCACCCACGGCTTGATCATTAAAAGAAACGTGTTTTAGTATTTCTTTTTTACTCATATTTTCAACCATTTTAGTTTTTATTAAAAAAATCTATAATTCTTTGTGCTATATCAATCCATTTCCAATTTTCAGTAACGTATACTGAACCTTTCATTCCAAACTCCTCTGCGGCTTTTCTATTATTATAAACCTCTCTCATCTTTTTACGAAAGCCATCTACAGAAGGTTCCGTCCAGTATTCTTTACCTACAGCTATATCGCCACGTGATATGTGCAAGTCAGCATCAGTTATTTTATAATCAATAAAGTACACACCATATTTTCCATACAAACGGGGACCACCACAATTAGTGGCTATCGTAGGAGTTCCGCAAGCCAAAGCTTCTAGAATACAAGCTTCCCACCTGCAGTCTCGTATTGGAGAAAGCATGCAATCTGCACTCTTTAATTTAGCAGCCATAACACCTTGCTGGTTATTTCCATAGTCTTTAATTATTTTGGGTACATTGGGCTTTTTTAGGACTGAGCTTACTATAAAATCATCTATAATTTTGTAGTTATGAGCTACTTTGACAATAAGACATACATCATCTTTGTTAGAAAATTCGTCTATAAATGCTTCTATAGCTATGTCACTTCCTCTAAAACCTCCATGTGGCCTTCCTGCAGTCGAGTTGCCTCCATCACAAGCTATGAAAAATTTAAAAGTACTTTTCAATATATCAAAATCAAATGGTTCAATTCCTGGATTAAACATTGTAGGATCTATTCCACTGTCAACTCCTAATCCAATAGTAGGTATCGGTGTATATTTATTCACTTCATTAGCACAGTCTGGTGTCGGTAACCATAAGTGTGTGGAGGGACATGATTTGATTCGGTTGTTGTTAGTCACTGTAGACGTGTAACTACCATCACTATGGAGTATACAGTTAAATTTAGCAGAAGTCATTACTTTAATTGCAGGAAATTTAAATATATTAAAATCAGAGTTAAACTTTTCATTCTCTGAATCTTTGATTACTGCGTGAGCTTTATTGTTACTCTTGAATAAGTTAGTATCTAAAATATTGGTTACTTTAATCTTGTGGCCTAATTCAGTTAATGCTGTGACAAGGCCTCTATTTATATTTGCATGTGACCTAACACCGTAAAACTGATCTCCATTCCATGTTATATTCATTGTATTACTATTTCCCTAACTTTACTATGTCTTATAAAAAATGACCGATTATTAGTATTTATCTGCATTATAGTTTTCTTATATCCGAAATATTTTTATATGGGTGATCGTCTAATACTTCTGGGTATTTACCTTCGTAGTTAACTAATTCTTGCCACATTGCCGGTCCTGTATTTGGTGAATCCTTTGCATACCCGTAGTGGCCAGTTAATCTTTCATTGGCCTTATAGGCTTCTGTTAAGTTATTTAAATCAGCAGCTAACCATACTTCATTATGCCATTTCATAGCATTCGGTGTATTAATTTCAGCTGATAGACGATACCTCATTTCTTCTCTTTTCACTCTCTTTACTCTGTTAAAGTGAAAAGTGGTATAATCAAAATCCGGTACATAATGTATTTTATCAGCTTTTGTCAAATAAGGACATCCGTCTTTATAACATAGTGTGGATATCGGTTTCCAATAGCTATCTTTTGTCCATCTGTTTAGAATATAGGCTGTGCGATTCAAATGATGAAGTTTCATGTTAAATGAAAAAGCCAATTGTCTTGTCATAACCATATCTTTACTATTTGTATCTGCTGCTTTTACTATATTTTTTATATCTCTTAGAAATTTATCAAAGAAGAATTCATCATCTTGTGTTACAAATATCCATGGATCTTCTTTTGTATCCAAAGGAATAGTGTTGCACATAGTATTCAATAAATCAGGCTGCACCTGGTCATAGCTATTATGTTTATCTCTAAAAGGTACTGCATCAAATAACTGATAATTAGGGTTATTGCCGACAGTTTTTTGTAGATACTCCCATGATCCATCTGATGAACGCCCAGACATATTTTTAGAGTGTCCTCCTTCTGCTATAAGTACTTTATCCAAAGATCCATAACTTAAAGCTCTGTTAAGTTGCTTAATAGCCCACGGAAGCCAATCAATTTGCTCCCAGGTAAACATTATTGCATAAATTTTCATTATAATTTTCGGTTGGGGGTTTGAGTACGGCTATTTACATCTATGTTTCGGTAAGGTTGGTTTTCTAACAAATAATTGTCACATCCACAAGTAGAAAAGTGTTTTATACGTACACTTTCATTGAGAGGACCATTAAACATATCTTTGGCGATACTAATTCTAGAAAATCCTGGCAAGTCACAGTAGTGCCAATTACCTGGTATGAACTTCTCTGCGCCAATAGTAATGGTGTTCCCAGGAGTTATTTTTTCTTTTGTATATAAGTTAATTCTTTCAGCAGTTGACGAAGGCCTTGCATTATCTTTACCTTTATATTGTGTAGTTTGTAAATGTCCTGCATTTGGATAACTTTCAAAAAAATTCTCTATCGCTTTTAAATCTATATATCTAACTTGTCTCCAGTCATTTTGTATATAAAGGATAATTTGGCCATAATTTGCTGCTTCCAAAACTAACTGTTTTATTCCGTTTGTTATACCACGCCTATTTTTGCTAGTTACTAATTCATCTATATATGGCAAACCCTTAAGATAATCTATTGTATTATCTGTTGAATTGTCGTCATAAACAACCCACGGATATTTTACAGAATTTGGATTATGTTTCAGTATTGAACTAATAACTTCTTTAGTAAACTTTATTCGATTGCACGTTTGTAGACCTATTACTAGCTTCATAATATCTTCTTTTTTCCCCATTTTTTATAACAGCTGTGTTTGCAGTCTTTTAATATCGAACATGGGTGAATAATAACTGTATCCCCTCTTTTAATCAGTGTATCAGCTAGATGCGAGCCTATAAATCCGGCTCCGCCAGTAATCAAAATTTTCATATCTATATTCTACCTATAAAAAATTAATATGTTCTACTTTACTGAGTAAGTTATTTAAAAATAAATTGTAATTGTCATAATAGCATTTTGTACATTTACTGCCGTTAAAATATTCTGCTTTATGGAATTCGTTCCAATAGCACATCCTTAAGTTTTTTGGAGGATGTTTAAAGTCACCAGCGGCATGTTGTATATCACAACAAGGAAATATATAACCTGTAGCATTTACAACTGGTTTTAATAAACTAATTTGGCATTTTTGCTGACCTTTGGTATAATCTGTACGTGGTACAAAAAAGGCCTTATTCGTTATTTTATTGCAGGCTATTTCAACCTCTTTAATAGCGTTACTATTTAAATTGTATGAATCTTGTATAAACTTTATATGGGTGATATTCGATATACCTTTTACTAAATTACATATATCTATAGCTAACTGAATATTAACATCATCCGGAACAACAAAACTTATGCCAATATCTACGTTAGATAAATTATTTGCAAATCGTGAGATCTTTTTTATATCATAGTCACCTATTGTCTCAATTATTGACATTCTTGCCCAAGTTAACGTTTTATTTGCTACATCTAGTTTAAGATTTTTTTTGGACCACTTTAATCCGTTAGTAACTAGTCCACAACTTATTCCTTTATCTTTAGCAAAGGACAGCATGTCATCTATGTGCGGATGTACTGTAGGCTCTCCTCCCCCAGAGAAAGTAATAGCGCGTGTTCCCAATGCAAAAAAATATAATATAATCTCTTTTATTTCTTCTATTGAAAGCTCTACTTGTTTGTCTACGTCAGCATAACAACACCATTTACAATTAGCATTACATCTATTTGTTGGCATTAAACGAATGTGAAGGGGCTCTATTCTTCTGGGGAATATGTTATAGGATTTTACCAATTTCCAAGGAATGGCATTGAACGCGGAATATTTAGTTTTGTTATTCAAAGTTCTTTATGAGGTTTTTTATTCTGATGTCCCACGTACATTCTGTAGTTACGTATTTGTACGCGTTGTTCACTATATTGTTCCTTTCTTTTTCATTATCTAAGTAGTGTAAAAATTTTTCCTTAAAAGAAGATACACTATCGTCGTACATCACGCATGTTTTCCCATCAACAAAAGCACCATCATAGTTATCTCGCGGTGCAAGGATCATGGTGCCGACGCAAGCTAACTCATAAAATCGTAATCCAATTATTTTGGACGGAGACAGAGTAGACACCGAAATTTTAAATGAGTTAAGTGCTCTTATGTATTCCTCGCCTGAAAAAAGCTTTTTATTATAATCATCTCCCCACATAATATTATATTTTTCCGATAAATTACTTTTATCAAAGATGAACTCTTTTGCTTTTTTTCTAAAGGAGACTCCTTGTTTATCAAACAGTGCTCCTAAAAATCCCAGATCATACTTCCTGGTTATATTCAAATTAGGAAATTTATCTGGAAATATACCATGCGGTGTCTGTACAAATCTTATTCCAGTTAAACGTTCCCATGGAGTATAAATTTCTTTATTTAAAATCGTAGTAACTAAATTAAATTTATTTTTCTTAATAAAATCTAGTTTTCTATCTATCCATTGGTATTCCTTATTTAAAAATATAAGCTTTGGTATCTTTATAGAGGGTAGTCCACGAATGTTGAGTCCGTAAAGCACTTGGGCAGTCCCAAATATAATTAAGTTCGGTGTAAATCCGGATTTCGAAATTATGTCGTGTACAGTATCACTTTGAGAGAAATAACTAAATCCTGGACCATACTGATATACATTATATAACTTTGACAAAGTATTTATTATATCTGTGTGGTATAAACATGGTTTATCCAATTTAGGAGTTATTAATATTATATTCATTATGTAGTTCTGATGTCTTCTGTGTGTCTCCATGGATGATTATTTAAAACTGAAGGATGCTCTCCGTCATATTTTTTTAATGTAAACATTGTTCCCAGATGTGACTTTTGTTTAATATTTTCTTCTAATTTTATATTTTCCCAATTGGTGTCGAACCACTCAAGCATCCCCGGATGAAAGTTCGAAGTTTGCATTCTAATTCTCATCCTATCTGTTGGTTTAAGCCAGGTATAGTGAAACAAGCTATCACTTGTATTCACTAACTTATTCTTTCCTTGGCCGGTCGGTTTGTGTGTTGGAATAAACTTAAAACTGTTATTGACTTTAAACAGTATATCTTTTTTCCAAACAGCGTTATTACCGAATACTAATCGGTATTTAAAGCTGAATCCATACAAGTGTCCCTGGCCTAATAGATGATCTATGTGACCAACTTTTGTAATTTCGTTTATTGTATTTAAGAAGTTATCAGAATAAAATTCATCCACATCCAAAGGAATAAAATAATCGCCGGGGTTACATTCCCTTAGAGCTCTATTAAAATTTTCACATTGATTTTTTCTGTATTCGGCGCTAACTCTTGAACTTGGAATTACTGTTATAACCTGGGGATACTCTCTTTGTTTTTTTGTTATCATATCAAGAGTTCCATCGTTACTTCTTTCCGGTATATCCGTAAATGATGTAAATTGGGATCCTTCAGAGATAATTATTCTATCACATATTTTCATTGCTTGCTCAATAGCAAACTCAATCCAGTTAACTTCATTAAACGCCATAATAAATCCTAAATTCATGTTTAGTTTCCTTTTTTAATCCACCAAGTACTATCATCACCAGTGGTTACATCTTCCTTCGTAAATACCTCATTAACTGCTCTGCATGTATTGGTTAGGTGATTAATATCATTTGGGTTATAATCATGTCCAGCCAGTATTCCCCCGTTTTTTACTTTATCATAATAAGAAATTATATCGGCTTTAACATAGTTGTACAAATGGTTTCCGTCTATAAATACAAAATCTAGTGAATTATTCTTTATTACATTCACAGCTTCTGCCGATAGTGTTCTTAGCAGCACACATCTATCTATGAATTTGGCAAGCTTTGCTTTTGTACTTTTAAATTGTTCATCAAATTCGTTCTGCGTTGAAAAACCGTGTTGAACTACACCGGACTCGTATTGTTTTTGATACATTATGAACGGGTCTACAGCATACAATACAAGAGCAGGGTTATGTGTTAGCATATATTCAGTAAATACACCATTACACACTCCTATTTCAGCCCCTACTGGGTTCTTTACACCTTTTATTAAAGATGTAATAATTTCAAATCTTTTCATTTTTAAATATGGCTAGTAATTGAAGGTTCCCTTCGCCAAATCTTTCGGTAACAATGGGCGCAGGCATGTTTAGTTCTTTTGCTAATTCATTAAATGTCTCTGGCAAGTAATGGTTTATATGGAGTCTGTTACTTTTACAATGATCCCATGGTACACTTATGATTAGTAATCCTTCATTAGCAGTTAAGTTATATAACTGCTTTAAAACACTTTTGTGTTTTTCCATATGTTCTAATACCTGTAGGCAGAAGACTATATCAAATTTTTTATTCAGATAAATAGTCTCTACTTCATTTATGTCACCTATGGTATAACTAAATTCCGGAACATTTTGCTTACATTGTCTTATGCCTTCATCACTAAAGTCTAGTGCCTCGACATTTTTATAACCGAATTTTTTAAGGTAAACTTCCAATGGACCCGGGCCGCAACCAACATCCAACACATCTACTTCTGGATTGGTTTTGCCAAATTTTTTGATATATTCAAAATATTTTTGGAACCTTTGTGTATCTTTAGAATAACCATCGCCACGGCGAAAGGCTTCTTGGATTTCAAAGTAACCTTCACGTTCTAACCTTGATAGTTTGGATAAATCCATTACTTTATCATTACTCCATTTTCTCTTATACTTTTTAATAGCTGTTTATGATTAAAGGGCCATACCTTTCTATCTACTCTTCCATAGTTTACTATATCCATAGGAACACCCATAGCGTCACATGCATGTACCATAACAGATGAAGACAAAACTTTATGTGTAGCTTCTCTTAGTAAAACAAATGTTGCATTTATATCATCTTTCCATCTATAGTAATTACCGCTGTAGCCAGTATCTACTATTGGCAGTTTTGGCAAGTTAACATTTATCCAATCTGTCGGATTCCAGTCATGGTAGGTATGTTCTTCAATTAATGTATGTACAAAAGTATACCCATTTGGGTATGTTTTTTGTATATATTCCAGAACTTCTTTTTCTACAGATTTTGGTATAAATACCTCGAGGGTTTTATCTGTTATATCGAGACCTAATTCTTTAGAAGTAAAATCTATTTTGTTAATACCACCTATGTTTAGGTGATTTGCATAACCAGCCCAGTCATACTCTGGTTTTATTTTATTAAACAATTGCATATCGACTTCTAATTGTTTATTAAACCCCAGCGGTGACTTCCACGTATTTGGTATGTCTATGTAGCTATCGGTATAAGGACAAGCATCTAATAGATGGGACGTATTATTCTGCGCCATACCCATTATATCAGTAACATACCCCATATGATATAATTTTCTTAAATGAGGAGTTAACTGCAATATATCCCCCAGACCGTGGTGGTATTTGATAAGTGCTTTTTTCATAATTATTTCCTATAAAGATATACAGCAGCAGTAACGTTACATCGTGGATCTACATCTTTTGGATCCACAAATATTTCTTTAAATCCAATATCTTTTAAGTGTATAGACAAACATTCTTCAGTGAACTCAAATAAATGGGCTCCTTCGTAGAAGTTTATTAGCTCGTTAGGAGACTTATGATTGGGAACTTTAATATAAATTAATCCGCCTTCCTTTAATACCCTATAACATACGTCTAACGTAGTTTTTGGATTACTGGTATGCTCCAACGTATTCCACAAAACAACAGCATCGAAGTAAGAGTCAGGTATTTCCAATTCTTCAAGAAATCCGTAAGCTATGTTGATACCATACTCTTTTTTTGCCCAAGCGATGCTTGCCATGCTTATTTCATTTCCGTGCGCAACTCCACCTGCGTCTTCTACGGCTTTCATAAAAAACCCGGAAGCTGCTCCAACGTCATATACTTTATCTATAGACCCGTGTTGTTTTAATGTAGCTACTTGCAAATCCTTAGCTTCACCTAATCTTTGGGTTCTTTTACTGAGATTATGACATGCGCCCAATAGGAAATTTCTATTAAATTCTTTAATTTGTTCTGGAGACATTTGAGTATTATTTATATACAACCCACAGATACTACACCTGGAATTTTTTGTATTCAAATATTGTGTTACTTTACTATTTTTACAGAAAGGACAATCCATGTTTACTTAGTCACCTCTTTTAATATGCTTTTAACAAAGTTAATATCATTATATTTTTTGACAGTTTCCATTCCATTTTTTGCTATAGCTTCACGTTCAAGTTCATTTGTAAGATAGTATTGAATTTTGTATTTAAGAACATCTACGTTATCAAAAGTAACTAAATCGATTCCTAATTCAAACTCGTCTTCAATTTTCTCCCATGGCATAGTTAGTAAAAATCCTCCGGCTGCCATAATTTTATATGTTCTATCTGATGTACCGTCACCTTCTGTTAATCCGAGATTTATTTTAGTTTCTGAAACAAGTTTCGCATGTTCGTAGTTGAACACATTATTAAATACCGGAACATTTGCCGCATCCAGATATGGTTTTCTATAAGAACGAGCTTCTCCTATAAAACAAATATCTCTTGTACGTGGAACATTAAAAGGTTTATGTACAAGTGAATCAAAGCCCTCGTGTATCCTAAAAGAATTGCTATTATATTTTTTTGATTCGTTGTATCCATCCCACCTTGCGCTAAATACGTAGTTGCTAGCTTTCATTTTTTCTATTAGTTCTGTATCAATATTTCCGGCAGGATCCATATACCATAATACCGTTTTACCTATTTTGCCGCATTCAATAACTACTCTAACATTCATTTTGTTACATTTGGAAAATAAGATCATATCAGGTTTATTTTCTCGACAAACATGTATTAAATCATCATCTCTTCCGTTGATTCCGAGTCTTGCAGCTATTGCTCGATACTCATACCTAATGACTTCATGTCCTAGCATTTCGAAGCTTTTTGCTTGCCACGCGTTAGTTGACTTTGGGTCAAATACGGCAATAAATAGTATTTTCATTTTTATCTCTGTATCTTTAATATTTTTTTAACTTCATTAATTATTATATGGTGGCCGATATCACGGCATTTCCAATTTTTACAAGTACGTATCCATGCCTTTGATGGCTGGCATGGTTTGCATGGTAGATCTGTTCTAGTTATTACAGAGGCAAACTTATGAAAACGCTTGTCATAGTTTTTCTTTATAGAAGTAGCTGTAAATATGACAATGTTTGGGGTTTCTAATGCATTAGCCGCATGATACATTCCACTATCGTTGGCTATGACTAATTTAGCATTTTTGATTAACCCAAAAGTGTTTAATAACCCAATATTAGTTTTATTGGTAGTCCCTGGTACATACTCATTGGCTGCTCCTACAGAACAAACAGTGAGCCCAAGTTTTTTTAAACTAGAGACTACCTTTGAATAATAAATATATGATTTTACACTCCAATCTAAGTCAGACTTATAGTTAAATCCATTACTTATAACAATATCATACTTTTCTTGTGTAGGTGTGTACATGCAGTTACCATGCCAAAATAAGTTTTTTATTCCTAAATCATCGGCCATTTTCATGTATACACTTACTTCCGACTCGTTCATTGTTAATTGTCGAACTTTGTTAAGTAATGGTAAATTTAATGTTTTCGCTAAACTTTGTCCCCATTTAGTAGCCATTACTCCACTATAATTGTTAATATCTTTTGGCCTTTCTCCACCAGTGAACCATTTGTTAACATATGGGATTATTTTTGGTAACGGAAATGATCCATGTGCAAACCAAAAGTCTAAGGTTACTCCATGTTCTTTTATAGTTCTGACACATGGGATACATTCTATAACGTTCCCTAATCCTTCGCCTGTTATAAAAAGTAATTTTTTCATTTTGGTTTAATCCAAAATTTTAAAGTGCCATCCCATTCATTTAATTTCCCAGACAATCTTTGGTAGTCACCATATTTGGCACTATTTGGTATCCTACTTGTGTCTTTTGAGGATATTATATTTTTTATATTACGTAATCTTTCTTCAAAGTTGTTGCCATTCACTTTACCTGGTCTATTTTTGCCATAGAATCCTATATGCACTGCCCTACTAATATAAGGTAATAGTATTTCCCCATCCCCTTCTATTTTTGCAACATCTATTAATCTATTTATAAGACCAGCTTGTTCATTATGACAACTAGAGAAATCTCTATATTTATAACCTTTCACAAAATATTTTTCATTTTGCTTATCAAGATTTTTTATATAAGATATTCTACTACCATCGTCTTTATAGTAAGCATCATTCACATGTTGTAATATATATTTATCAAAGAATGGCTTCATAATAATCGGACCTAATGCTGAATAACGATTCCCTCTGGCTACTTTGTTAATATCTCCACTATTTGTAAAACTAAAAGATGATACTATTGTAAACTTTTTTTTATCGCATAACTCTAATGCGGTATCCATATATTGAAAGTATGTTTTATGTACAATAATATCATCTTCTATGTAGAATATGTAATCGTCAGATTTCGAAAAAGCTGTTTTCATACCTTCTAGTATATTTTTAGTTAATCCGTATTGAGTATCTCTTATTATTATTTCTTTTTTATAAGGGTAAGCTTTTGCTAATTCTATAACTTTAGCGTTATCACCAGCATCAATTACAAATATCGTTAGTAAATCACTTAAAGGCTCACAATATTTTCTAGCTGCAATCTCCGTTTCAATAGAAATATGTAGCATCTCTGGGCGATTACAAGCAGGTCTTAATATTACATTCATTTTCTTTCTTTGGTTTAATTAACTTCCAAACAATCTCGGAGTAATCACGGTTATCCAACATAGCAAACAATATTCCTGGATATTTCTTTTTATTAAAATATTCTGCTATGTCTTTTCGTTCTTTAAATAAACACGGCCTTTTCTTAATTACTTGGAAATCTATTTTGCATTTATTTACAATATTCCTGTATTTCTTTTTAAATTCAAGGCTGGTAGTTTTTAGCCAATCCATGAATTCATCTGGAATGTCTAACTC